TTGCAACCAGGACGGCGCCGTCGGTGAGCGCAAAGCTTCCCGCGCCATACGTATGATGCAGCTGGGCTGCTCGTGCCCAACGATACCGAGTAAAGGGAGGATGCTGCGTCGCTTCGCCACCTCGCTGAGCATGCGCCAGAAGGCGTCGTCGGTGGTGACTGGCTCGCGCGGATCGATGAGCGCCTTGTACGCGTTGATGCGCTCCTGAATGTCCTTCAGGCCGCCCTCGTCCCACGCCGCCAGCTCGGCGTAGTTCATGAGCTGGCCGTGCGGGGCGTCGAAGGTGCGGATGGCTCGAGCGAGCAGGCAGACCTGCTCCATGTCGTCGAACAGCGCCTTGTCGCGGTCGGGGTCTAGCGCCTTTTTCGAGGTAAACCAGAGCCGCGCCTGCGTCCGCGCCTCGACCTCGTCGTCCGGGACCGGCACCCAGACGCGGACCTTTCTCTCCTCGACCTCGCCCCGCTCGTTGCGTCGGCGGATCTTGTCTTCGAAGAGGAGCCGGCCCGACTCGTGGCGAACCAGCTCGAGCTCTCCCCATGACGCACCGCCGAACGCGGGGATGCCAGCGCCCGCCATCAGACCGGGTCCGCGCCGGCCCTGCCGATGACGGAGACGGTGAACTCGATCGCGTTGTCGACGTTGGCGACGATCTGGGGCTTCGTTAGGCGCCCCGTGCACGTAAACACGAGGCCGGGCACCTTGAGTCGGATGTTCACGACCTTCCGCTTCCGGTAGCTGGTCATGTAGTCGCGCTCGAAGCCTTCCGCCGAGATGAGCGACTTGAACGTGGAGGTGCACGAGCGCGCGCCGTGGGTCGACCCGGCAGGGTTCTGCCGCAGCGTGGCGAGCACCTTTTCACCGTCCTCGAAGTTGAAGGAGATGTCCGCGGCGTCGACTAGGTCGCCGGCACCGAAAGCCACCTGGCCCTTGGGGTAATCACCAAAGTCAGTACTGTCAGCCATGTCTCAACCCACCTTCGCCACGACTAGAGAAATCTTTGCGAGAATCTTGAACGCCTTGGCTGGGACGAAGATGTCCAGCTGGTTCTCGTCGGCCCCGTCGATCTCGCAGATCAGCGTGCCGTCATCGACGCTGCTCTGGAACTTCACTCCGTCGATGACGCCCTTCGGAACCCAAAAGTTTATCGTGCGCCGAATCACCCAGGCCTTGGCGTCGCGCTCCTCGACTACGCCCTCGGGGTTCGGCTCGTCCCCTTCCTTGCGGTTCTTCGCGATCTTCACCTGCCCGTCAGGGCTCATGAATTCTTGCGGAAGGCCGGTGCGTAGGTCCTTGGAGTAGTCGTACAGCGCGTCGACTTCGTTCACGTCGAAGCAGCGCCGGTCCGGGTTGCCGGACACGTCGAGGGAGTGCGTCGTGACGGAGCGCAGGATGATGGGTGCGCCGCTCGCCGAGTAGCCCATCAGCGACACGCCGTTGTTGAGCGCGTCGATGACCTCGGGGTCGGAGGGCTGGTCGCCGTTCACGTCGGCCGAGCCGCGCACCCGCTTGAGCGGCTGCAGCACGCGGTTAGCGTTGCTCTCCTTGGCACGCCGACGCATGCGGTCGCCGGCCTCTGCGGCTGCGATTTCGCATGGCAGAGACTCGTCGCTGACGCTGAGCACGTGCTCGAGGTTCGTGTGGTTGCGGGCGATGGCGCCAGTCTTCGCCTGGGCGATGCTGCCGGTGGAGGCGTACACCGCTTGCTGCAGGCGGGAGTTGAAGCCCGTCACGTTCGCGTCGATGTGCGTCGCCACCCGCGCCGCGTTCGTGGAGCCGCCCGACGCCTGCGCATCGACGTTACTCAGGCAAGGGACGATGAAGTCGTACTCCTTCGACAGCGCCGCAAGCGCCGCTGTCATGTCCACCTCGACCGTGCCGCCCGTCAGCGTGGCGCCGCTCGGCGTGAGCGTGGCGCCCGTCCCGGTGAGCTGCTTCACGCGCAATCGAATGTCGTTGCCCGCGGTCCCCTTGCTCCGCGCGAGCAGGTTCATGGCGCCCGCCGTCCCTGCGCTGGCAACGCAGAAGAGGTCCGTCCCCTTCTGATTGATGCGCGGGAAGTTGTTGTCGCGCGCGGCCGTCGCGGCTTCGCCGACGTTCCAGAACACGTCGACCGCGACGCCTTGGATCCAGACGCGCCACGAGCAATTGCTGGTGGGAGTGCCGGCGAAGGTAAGCGTGCCGCTCGCCGCCACGCCCGCCGACTCCGTGCAGCACACCAGGTCGACGAGCGCCTGCGGATAGTTTTCGACGAAGGACTGAAGCGCGAAGTAGCCGAGGCAACGCCCGGCCGCGACCTCGACGTCCTCCTTGGAGTAAACCGTTCGAGCTTCGTTGACGGGCAAGTCACCGCCCGACGTCGCAGGCGGCGAGATGATCACCGCGCGGAGGCCGGCTAGGCCGGGGCTGGAGGCGCCGCGCAGAAGCGCAACGGAGAGCGCGAGGCCGGGCCTCGGGTTGCTCGGATCTACGGCTAGCGGAGCGACCATTACTGCTTCTTCTTCCTGCCCTCAGGCTTCGTTTCGGTGACGGCAACGGCGGTCGTGACGGTCTCGCCGCCGCCCAAGTCGACGGTTCGCTCCGCGCCATCGGCCGGTAGCTCGACACCCTCGCGGGTCTCGCCCTCAGGCAGCGCGGCGCCTTCCTTCAGCCGCTCGAGCTCGCGCTGCTCCTCGAGCTGGAGCCACGCCAGCCAGTCCTCGCGCGAACGCACCACGAGGTCGCCGTGCTTCAGCGCGTTGCGGAGCTCGCGGTCGTACCGCGCGCAGAAGGCCGCGGTGAGCGGCACGACGCACTCGGTGTCCCAGACGATGGGCTCGGCGCCTTCGCCGCGCTCCACCGCCGTTGCCACGCGAGCGCCGAAGCTGCTGCCGTTGGCGTCCCAGCGCGCGACGAGCCGGCCTTGGACGGACGACACGAAGCGCGAAAACTCGATCTGCGGAGCATCGTCGGGCATTGAGCCCGACTGGTCTAAACGGCGGGGCCTACGGTGACCCGTTGGGCGGCATCGGATCGCTCGCGTCGGGGAGCGCGATGGACGGAGCGATGGCCGGACCTTCGCCGTTCGTCCTCGTCAGGTTGACCATGCGCGTGCGGAGCCAGTCGTTGTACTCGGTGGTCTGACGGCGGTGCTGCAGCGTGACCGTGCAGCCGATGCGCACGAGGTCGATGTAGCTCGTTGGCGTGACGCCAAAGACGCGGGCGTCCAGCACCTCAGCGCCGGGCTCAATCGCGATGCGCAGGCCGCGCGCGCCCATCGTGTCAAACAGCGTCTCGATGACGTCGGTGCGCAGCACGTCCCCCTCGATTTGCCGCTGCGCCTGAGTGTCGAGCCGCCCCGTCACGAGGAAGAGCGACCAGGTGTGCCGGTAGAGAAACTTGCCGCGACCCATGCGCGCGAGCCGCGACACGCCCTGTGCAGCCATCGGCCCGTCGAGCGGGCCGGTGCTCTCCCAGCAAAGGCAGACCGCGGGGAACTGCGACATTTGCGCGCGGAGGAACTGCTCGAACGTGCCCTGCTCGAAGCGCTTGTACGTCACGAGCTGCTGGATCGCGCCGACGGCTGCCTTGGCGACGCCGCCGCTCAAACCCGCAGGCGAGACGCTCTCCAGCTCGATGCCCATCACCGGCAGCGACCATTGGTACAGTGTCCCTGGGCTGGTGTTGCCGACCGGGCCGCCCTGCAGGGACTCCACGGGAAGTAGCGCGCCCGCCGCGGTCACAGGCCAGGAGCCGTCCTCTGTCGCCGCGTTGCGCGTGACGAAAGCCGTGCCCTCCTCGAGCAGCCCGTCTCGCACGATCGGGACAGCGCACGCGCCAAACGGCACGACACCCGTGGGCCCGTCCGACTTGACCAGGAGCTGGCCGGCGGCGACCGTTCCCATCAACGGCGCGAGAGCGGCTTGAATTGCGCGGCCGTTGGCGAGGCTGCTGCTCATGAGGGCTGGTCGGGATGGTGCCAGGTGCCGGCAGCCTTGGCCCCCGACTCCAGCGCCTCGACCTCGCTCATGCCGCCTCGCCCGTTGCCCACGAGCAGCAGCGTCCGCCCGTCTGGGCCCGGGTCGCGGAGCGTGCGCGCCTGCAGGTGGCGGCCCTCCCGGTCGACGTACACCACGCGCTGCGGGTGCTTCCCGCTCATGGCGGCATCTGCGACAGGATGAGCTCCGCGGCCTCGTCCAAGATCGGGCCTTCGAAGGGACCGAGGTTGTAGAAGTCCCGCAGGGGTATCTTTTGCCGGGGCTCGGGGCTCACGTGGTAGACGTCATAGCTAACCAGCGACATGGCCTCTGCAAAGGTGTCGCTCCACGCTGGCGAGACGCTTCCCGCCATCATCCCGGAATCCTGCAGGATTTTTGCGCCGGCTCCGCTCTTCCGGCGGTTGGCTAGCGTCGAATCCTCGAGGCCCCTCCAGCCGGGACCCTCGGCCTCGAACACGTCGGCGACGCCAGCGACGAGCAGCTCCGCGATGACCGGGAGCATGCTCGGCAGCGCCTGGGCTTTCGCCTGGAGCGGCCGCAGGACCGTCGAGAGGTTGTGCTCGACCTTGAGCTCGAAGAACGACACTTAGACCTGGTGCGTGCCCTCGACGGCCCGCTTCTCTCGGTCTGTCGTGCGCCGCTCGAGCGCTTCGAGCGCTAGCCTCAAGTGCGTGAGTGCTTCCGCGTTATAGGAGCTAGCGAACTTGGACGCCTGATAGAACTCGAGGCGACCTATGGCCGACTGGATCACGCCCTCAGTGAAAGCGCCGTTCGCCGCCTGCCGGTCGTCTCCTCGACCCAGGGGACCGTTCTGCCAGCTGATGCTGATGCCAACGCCCGTGGTCGTGCCGCCCGTCGGGTTGCCGTTTTCGTCGGTGACGTGGCGCTCAGTGATCGCCTGCTTCATCAGTACCCTCCGGGTCGCGGGCGCCGGTTGCTCGGCGCGAACATGAACTGCGGATCGTCGGCGCTTGAGATGCGGCCGCGCACGTTGGGGTTGCGGCCCGCCTTCGCCTCACCGACCGAGCGCAGCTGGCCTTGCACGATGAGCTCGAGCATCTTCAGGGCGTCGGTGCGATGCGACGCGTACGGCGCGCCCTGCCCGCACCACTGCGGTTTGCCCTGCATGCCCTCGTACATGGCGATGGCGCAGAGCTGGCTCTTGACCGCATCGTCTTCGGCGACGAGCGCTTCCCGCTGCTCGCGCGCCGGCCACGCCTTCATGAGCACCGCCTCGCCGAGGCGCGTGGCCACGACGCAGGCGACTGCAAGCCGGGGTCCCGGCTCGAGTCGCCCAGCGTCAGAGAACACCTGCGCAACGAATTGCGGCGGGTAGCGCTCCTCCAGGTCGAGCTGCGTGATGAGCGCCGGTGCGGGCACCGGTCACCTCAGGAGTGGAGGAAGCCGCTCTGCTCGAGGTCTGCGAGCGTCTCCTTCGAGACGCGGTACACGACGGCTTGCAGCCCGAGCTCCTGCTGAAGCTCGGCCACGTCGTCGTCCGACTTGGTGACGATCAGCACGTCGCCGGCCTTCGCGTGGAGGCGGCCGCCCTTGCCGACGCCCGCCACGCCCGAGGCGATGGTCACGCACTCGTTCAGCTGGCGCGCGTTCTCCGGCAAGCCCGCGATGGCGGTGCCGGCGTTCTTGGCTGCCGTCGTCGCAGCGGCGAGGGCCGCCGTGAGCTCCGCGACCTGGCTCTGGAGCGACTTGCTCTGGGTGCGCTCGCGGTCGAGCTCGCCCTGCAGGCCGTTGGCGCGAGCCTCCGCCTGCGAGAGCTTCACCGCGAGTTCGCCCGTCTTCTGCTCGAGCTTCGCCTGCGCCTGCTGGCGGATGCGAGTCTCGTCGTTCGGAGGCGGAGGGACGCTCGCCGCGCCTCCACCGGTCGCCGCCGCGGCCTCGCCGGCCTGCGCGCTGTCGCTCTTCGCCGCGTCGGCACCCGGTTCGAGGACCTCGGTACCACCCGCGGCTTGGTTCTTCTTCGACATGTCCGTCTTTCTCTCGAGCACCCTTTCAGGTGCTGAGCACGTCCTTGATGAGACCGCCGGCGATGTTCGTCCCGAAGAACGTGGTCTCGCCGAAGCCGGCCTCGAACATGGTGCCGCCGTTGATGCCGCGGCCCTGCGGGATGTACTCGTTCGTCACGACGCCGGTGCCGCTGCGGCCCTTGGCGCGGAACGTCCAGCTCGTGGCCGTGCGCTTGCCGTCGCGCGGCAGACCCGGCGCCGGGTTCGACACCAGGATGACGTCGTCGGCGAGGATGTACTGCAGCGCGCCACCAGCGGCCGGGATGCGGCGCGCCGGGCAGATGTGAATCGTCGGCATGCCCACGATGTTCAGCTGCTGGTAGCCCTGCACGTCCGCGGCCTGGGCGATCTCCGGCTTGGGGCCGGCGGTGCCCATCGTGGTGTTGATGTACGCACGCACGTTATTGTCGGACAGGAACCAGTACGCGACGTCGGGGTTCATGCCGATGTCCGTGATGGGCTGCGCCGACGCCAGGATGCGGGCGTGGATGTCCGCGCGCGGGTCCTTGGTGCTGCCGTTGTCCCACTTGAAGTTCGTGGTCAGCGACGTGCGGTTGTTGGCGTTCCAGTTGTTGAGGGTCGAGAGCGCACCGAACACGCGGATTTCTCGCGAGAGGTACAGCTTATTCATGACCATCTCACCGCTGGCCGCGCGCACGTCGTAGGCGTCGACCGCCTCGTTTTGCGCGCCCCAAGGGATGAACGTCGCCAGACCGTGCTCGAAGGTCTGGTATTGCGTGGTCGCGCTGGCGTGCGCGATCTCGTTGATGGCGCCCTGCCGGCCCACTTCGGTGGGCACGTACTCGAACATGTTCTCGAGCGCGAAGTCGCGGCGGTTGCCCTTTTCCTTGTCGACCAGCACGACCGGCGAGAACAGGTCGGCGCAGTACGCGAAGGGGCTATAGCCGCCCAGGTAGGTGTCGAGCTCGCGCGCCTGGTCACCGACCTCGGCCGGAGTCACGGCCATGAGCACGCGGGTGCCGGCCGCGCCGACGCCGTCGACGTTTTCGGTGAGCGTGAAGAAGCGGTGCCCGGGCGGGGCGCCGTTCTGGTTCGAGAGGGTGTCGATGGCGAGCGGAAGCCCGTTGAAGCTGGGCTGGCGGAGGGCTGCGTTCATGATGAGGTGCGTTCCTTCAGGAGGGTGACGAGCGAGCGAAGACAGCGAGAGCGGGCGCCTTACGGCGCGATGAAGCGGCCCTTCCAGAGCTCGAGTTCGAAGAGGCCGTCGGCGCCGGCGCACGCGGACATGGCGCGGCCCCAGATCGCACTGCCCGTGACGGCCGTGGCGAATCGGCCATCGGTGCCGCACTGGATCAGCGCGTGCAGCGCGATCGCGGCGGAACCCTTGGCGGTGACCTTGCCCTCGACCTGCATCGAACGGTGGCCGCCTTGCGGCAGGTCTTCGGTCGTCACGCCGCCAGGCAAACTGGTGACGGCAGCGGGCAGGATGACTTCGTCCTGACCGACACCGGGGATGACGCCAAGGCCCTTGCCGATGGCAGCGTTTACGTTCTTGGCCGTTCGGAAGTACGAGGGCTGAGTGATTTCTCTCGGAGTCGGCATGGCTTTCCTCGGGTCGCTGTCAGTTCAAATTGGGAAGCGGTGGGGTGTGGGCGCGGCGCTCAGAGCGCCAGCTGGCCCGTGCGGATGAAGCCGCTGGCGGCGCGGACCTGCGTCTGAAGCGGCAGGTCCTTGAAGCCCGGCGTCTTGTCCTTGTGGTACGCGGAGCACTTCTCGATGTCGTTGCGACCGGGGTAGGCCGCGAACAGCTGGACGTGCGCAGGCGGCGCCGACGGCGCCCCGCCACCCGGAGCGGGCGCGGGAGCCACGGGCACCACGACGCCGTTCAGCAACTGCACGCCGTTCTGTCCGGCGACGAGGCTCTGCGAGAGCAGCGCCTTCGCGGCATCGGGCTTGGGCAGCGGGTACTGCGCGTAGAACGAGGCGAGCTTGGTCTCGCGCTCCTTGGGGTCGTCCACGTTGCACGCCACGCGCGCGCTAAGCAGCAGCGGCTTGAAGCGCGCCAGGTTGTCGCCGCTCAGGCCCATCGACGCGGCGATCTGCTCGACCTCCGCCTCGGCTTCCTTCTTGTCCGACGCGCCCAAGCGGTCGCGGGCAGCGGTCAAGCCAGCCAGGTACTCGTCGGCCTTCTTGGCCTTCTCGATGGTCTTGGCCGCGTCGCCGAGCAGCGCGGTCATGTCGTCCGACTCGAACAGCCCGAGAAGCTGGTCGAGCGTGTCGCCCTTGACCTTGGCCTTCTCGGCCGCAGCGAGCAGCACCGGCTCGGAGTCGCGGCAGTTGAACAGGTCGGCAAGCTTGCCGAGCAGAACGGCGGAAGCGACGGTGGCGAGAGCGGGTGCAGCGGGTGCGTTCATGGTGGTGTCCTCGGGGGCCGTTGGCGACGAAGTGCTCGGGTCTGCAACGCCCATGACGAGCTGACCCGCCGTCGTAAGAATTTCGTCCGTGCTCGCGAGCACGCGCAGGCCGAGCAAGCGGCGTACGGAGTCGACGAGGTAGCCGAAGCCGTCGGGGAAGGCGGCCGACGTCATGCCGTTCGCGACCGCGTTGCGCAGCGTCTCGAGCTCCACCGCCACCTCGGCCGCCGCGGCATCCCCGGGCAGACCGAGAAGATCGCGCAGGCCGACGAGCGCCTCCTCCGCGCTCTCGGCCTTGCCGTACACGCTCACGCTGGCGGCGATGGGCGCCATGCCCTTGATGAAGGGGTGGTTCGTGAACGCGATGCTGGTGAGCAGCGCGCCGATCGGCTTGCCCGTCACGGCGTCTTTGGCTGCCGGCCAAACGGCGACGCTCGTGGACAGGTAGCCTCCGGCGCGGATCTGCTCGCGGGCCTGGTCGCTCAGCAGCGTGAGCGCCCACAGCTCCGTGCCGTTCTCGCCTTCGCGCAGCTGCAGCTCGGTCGCCCAAGCCGGCGCGGGAGCGCCCGTGGTCGGCAGGGTGCCCTCGGTGGGCGCCATCTCGCTCGCGTGTTCGTAGTCGTAGGGGACGACACGCTGCGAGCCGACGCCGTCAGGTCCCGGGGTGTACCAGGGGTTCGCGTGGAAGTTCGCGATGATTTGCTCGAACGACTTCCGCGTGAATTCGACGACGCGGCCGTTCGGGTGCCCCTCCCACTTGCCCTCTCGCGCGAC